ATCTGGCTGTCTCTCGGAAGAATGGATCAGATTCAGGTGGAAGCGGCTCGACGCCGATCGAAGTCGCGTCATCCGAGCCAACGCCGCCAAGACTGAAAACAGCGTCTTGGGGTGACAAGAGTTTCGGCCCTCAAGTAGCCGCCTGGGCGCAGCTCAACATGGGGATCGACATGTTCCCTTGGCAGATCGAAGCAATCAACGGGATGCTCGAGGCTGATGAGAACTGGCGGCTACGTCACCGCTTCGCTCTGGTATCCGTTGGGAGACAGAACGGCAAAACAAAGGGCCTGCTGGCACCTTTGATCGGCTGGTGGCTCACGCACTACGCGGCCCAGCGCGGCGAACCCCAGAACGTCATGTCGACCGCGCACAAGCTCGACGTCGCCGAAGACGTCGCCAACGTCCTGTTCCCGATCCTTGAGGAGAAGTTCGGCTTCCAGACATACCGGTCCTTCGGCCGCAAAGAAGCGTTCCACGAAGGCGGATCACGCTGGCGCGTCGTCAGCTCCGGCGAGTCAGCCGGCCACGGAACATCGAACGATCTAGTCGTTGTCGACGAGATCTGGAACGTCAAACCCGAAGTGATCGAAGGCGGACTGCTCCCAACACAAACCGCAAGGCCGGCACCGTTCGCATTCTTCACCTCGACAGCCGGCTCAGAAGACTCCAAGTTCTTCATCCGTTGGCGTGAGCGCGGAATGCAACAGATCGAAGCCGGCGAGCCAGGCCGTCTGTACATGGCCGAATGGTCACCGCCGGCAAACGTCGATCCGACTGAGCGCCGCTGGTGGTCCTGGGCGAATCCGTCGCTCGGCTACACGATCACCGAACAGGAGCTCGCCGACAAACTTGAAGCGCTCGACCGCGGCGAGTTCGTCCGGCACCATTGCAACATGTGGACCTCGAGCATCGGGTCCTGGCTTCCTCACGGCGCCTGGGAAGCGCTCCAAGTCGACGACCCGATGCCAGCCGGCGGCATTCTCGCCGTGGACTCAAACGCGACCGATATGCGCTACGTCGGTGTTCGTGTCGCGCTCCGCGAAGACGGCCGATACCAGGCTGACACCGAGTTCGCCGTCGAAACCCAAGACGAAATGTGGGCCGCTATCACCGAGTCAATGAAGGACCGATCTGTCGAGCTTGCGCTCACTCCTGGACTCGCCACGATGTGTCCGCTCGATCTGAGCCGCCGCATGACGATCTGGGGCTACCAAGAAATCAACCGATACACCGCGATCGTCAAAGGCATGATTCTTGAGGGCCGGATGGCGCACAACGGAAAAATGACGCTGACCGAACAAGTCAACCGCGCGGTCGCCGGCCGAACCCAAGCCTCGATCACGTTGACAAGCCAGAAGTCGCCAGGACCGATCGAACAATGCCGCTGTATGGTCGCCGCCGCCGGTATGGCCGCGAAACCACAGTCAAACATTCGGAAGCCTATGATCGGAAGTTCCCGCTAGATATCCACAGGCTTGTGGTAACCTTCGCACCGTGGGTCTTTTCCGCACAAAGCCGGCGCCTGCATTCGGAGCCTCCACCGTCAATGCCGCAGCTGGCGGTGCCGGAAGGCCCGGCGCGCTGCAGACCTATGCTGTCGGGGCTGGTACGCAGCGCGCCTTGTCTATCCCGACGATCTCGCGTGCTCGCGATCTCATCGTGTCGATGGTCGCAGCTCTCGACTTCAAGACGTACGTCCTCGAGTGGGACGAAGCCGCCGAGGAGTACGTCCGCCGGTATGTGCCAGGCGAATCGTGGATGACTCAGCCAGATCCGAGCTGCACCCGCAACTTCATCATTGCGAACACGGTCCAAGATCTGATCCTGCACGGCCGCGCGTTCTGGTACATCACGACCCGCTACTCGACCGGATTCCCAGCATCGTTTGTCTGGCTTCCCCACGAGAACGTCACGACCGGCGACCAGATGGGGCCAGAATGGTTTGGCCCATCCAACGACATCGAGTTCAACGGCGTCAGCGTCCCCACCGAGAACGTCGTCCAGTTCCTGTCACCCGTCAACGGCTTGCTCTGGCAAGGCGCCCGCGCGATCGACATCGCCTACCGCCTCGACGAAGCCGCCAAGCGCTTCGCATCCAACGAGATCACCGCCGGCTACCTTCAGCAGAAAGACGGCGAGCCGATGTCCGGCGAGGAACTGTCAGATCTTTCCGCCGCTTGGGCCGAGGCCCGCCAACACAAAGCGATCGGTGCGCTCAACCAGCATGTCGAGTGGCGCGAGTTCGACTCGACGCCCGACAAACTGCAGCTCGTCCAAGGCCGCGAACACGCCGCCAAAGAGCTCACCCGCGTCGCAAATATCCCGCCATACCTCGTCGGCGTCGAGGTCGGCGGCTACACCTACATGAACGCCAACCAAGCCCGCCAAGACCTCTATCTGTTCGGCGCCAAGCCGTACATCGACTGCATCGAGGAAACATTGTCGATGAATAACATCATCGCCCGTGGTAAACATGTCGAAATGAACGTCGACGCCTACCTGGCCGAAGCCGAAATCATGAACCAGGAGCCAGCCGTATGATCCGAATGATCGCAGACAGCGTCACCCTTGACGCCGCCGCCGGCGACGAAAAGCCGCGCACCATCTCCGGCATCGCCGTCCCATACAACGTCGAAGCAACCGTTCTCGGCGGAAGCCGCGTCCGCATCCTGCAAGGCGCACTTCCCACCGACGGCCCCGCGCCACGCTTGCTCGAGGACCACGACACCGGCCGCATCGTCGGCAAAGTCACCGCCCGCGAAGACACACCCGACGGAATGCTGTTCGAGGCGCAGATCGCCAAGACACAGGCCGGCGATGATCTCGTCGAGCTGCTCAAAATGGGCGCCCTCGACAGCGTGTCGGTCGGCATCGAAGCCACCGACTACGAAATGGACGGCCGCACAATGGTCGTCAAAGCAGCCAACTGGGAAGAACTGAGCGTCGTCTACAAGCCGGCGTTCGCAGGCGCCCAGATCACCAAGATCGCCGCCGCAGAAGCGGAGGCCACCCCCGACAACCCCGAACCCCAAACCGAAAGTGAGAATCAAGTGTCCGAGGACATCAAGCCCGAGGTCGTTGAAGTCGCCGCCGAGGCGCCCCAGCCGACCGCCCCCATCTACGCCGCCGCCAAGAAGGAGTTCAAGCTCCCGTCGGCCTCCGAGTGGATCGCCGCCGCCCTCGAGGGCGGACACCGCTGGCACCAGATGAACGACAACATCCGCGCCGCCGCGCCCGACGTCACCACGACTTCGAACGACGGCGTCCTGCCCGAGCCGATCGTCGGCCCCGTCTACTCGAACTACATCTCGCGGCGCCCCGTCGTCGATGTGTTCGGTGCGAAGGCGATGCCTGGCTCCGGCAAGGTGTTCATCCGCCCGTCGGTCTCGACCCACACCTCGATGGCCGCGCAGAGCTCCGAGCTCGCCACCCTTCAGTCCGGCGAGTTCCAGGTTCAGGAGAACCAGGTCACCAAGGCCAGCTACGGCGGCTACGTCACCGTGTCCGAGCAGGTCTCGGATTGGAGCGACCCGAACATCATCAACCTCATCCTCGAGGACATGGGCCGCGTCTACTCGTCCACCACGGACAACGTCGCCGCTGACGCCCTTGTCGCCGGCGCCACCAACACCGTGAACTTCACGGCCGCGAGCATCACCGACGCGACCGAGTGGCTCTCCTGGCTCTACTCGAGCGCCAGCGCCATCCTGTCGAACCTCGGCAACGGCGGCACCCTGCCGACGCACCTGTTCCTCAGCGCGTCGAACTGGGCGGCCCTCGGCAAGCTCGAGGACGGCGACGGCCGGCCGCTGTTCCCCACCGTCGGCCCGATGAACGCCTACGGCTCGATGACCCCTGGCTCGACCAACATGACCGCGTTCGGTTTGCAGGTTGTCGTCGATCCGAACTTCGTCGACACCTCGAACGGCACCATCATCATCGGTGACACCGTCGGCTTCGAGATCTTCGAGCAGCAGAAGGGCTTCCTCCGCGTGCAGGACGCCACCATCCGCGGCACCAACATCTCGTGGCTCGGCTACTTCTCGACGCTGATGCTCGATACCAACCGGTACCGCAAGGCCGCGTTCGTCTGATCCTCCCCCTGAGACACCTGCACCATGGCTAGCTACACGATCACGCACCTCACGCGGATCGAGGGCTATGCCGTGGTGCAGGTGCTCGAGGACACAGAAATCGAGGTCGGCCAAGAGATCGTCATCTCATCGGCCTCCGACGCCACGTTCGACGGCACCCACACCGTCATCAGCACCGAGCCATACGAGCTCATCGACATCACCGACGAAGGCGACCTCGTCTTCGACTGGGATGTCTACTA